TGATGATGATTTACACTATCAGTGGTTATTACAACAGAGAACAGTAACAACAGCAGCAAATAATGCATATAAACTTGCTATTGAACTTGGTATCGCCAAAGAACAAGCAAGAGCAGTTCTTCCAGAAGGTCTAACCAAGACCCGTCTATATATGTCAGGAACGCTTCGTTCTTGGATTCATTACATTGATGTTCGTGCCGAAGAAGGCACACAGAAGGAACATCGTGAAATTGCTATTGCTGCCCGTGAAGAAATCTTGAAGCATTTCCCATCATTGAAAGAGTATTGGTTTCCTACACCCGAACCCGTTGTTGAAAATAAACCTTGGTGGAGGTCCTGGTAATGTCTAAGATCGTATTGGTTGAAACTGTTTCTATGTTTCGTCATGTTTATGCAGTTGAACTAAATGATGATGAACCGAATGAATATGCACTTGATGATGTTGTGTGTAATTTATTTCGTTCAACAGAATTAGAAGAAGTAGGACAGACACACGTCTCTGAAGACATTTTCTCACATAGGGTCATTACAGAAGAAGAATATATAAAGGTGTTCGATGAATTGAATGACCACACAGTATCATGGACGCCGGAACAGAAGAAAAAGTATATTTACAAGAGGGATAAAGAATGACAGATATGAACGTATACCAGCAGTATATACACAAGTCAAGATATGCACGTTTTCTACCAGAAAAGAATCGTAGAGAGCATTGGCATGAAACAGTTCAACGATATGTTGACTATATGTTTGATAAGGTTAAGGTTGATGATGAAAAGTTAAAAAAAGAAGTATTCAATGCCATTCATAACCTAGAAGTTATGCCTTCCATGCGTGCATTGATGACTGCTGGTAAGGCATTAGATCGTGATAATGTTGCTGGTTATAATTGTTCATATCTACCTATTGATGATCCTAAAGCGTTTGATGAAGCAATGTGCATTCTTATGAATGGCACAGGAGTTGGTTTCTCTGTTGAACGTCAGTATGTAAATAAACTTCCAGAAATTCCTGATCAACTTTATGATTGTGATACTGTAATTACAGTTCGTGATTCTAAGGAAGGTTGGTCAAAAGCATTACGTATGCTAATCTCATTGCTTTATGCTGGTGAAGTTCCTAGATGGGATCTAAAGCAGTTACGTCCTGCTGGTGCTGTTCTTAAAACATTTGGTGGTCGTTCATCTGGTCCAGAACCATTGAACGATCTTTTTAAATTTGTTATTAAGATATTTAAGAATGCTAGAGGTCGCCGTTTAAATTCACTTGAATGTCATGATATTATGTGTAAGATTGGTGAAGTCGTAGTTGTTGGTGGCGTTCGTCGTTCAGCAATGATTTCGTTATCAAATCTTTCAGATGATCGTATGCGTCATGCAAAAGCAGGAGCATGGTGGGAAGCAAATGTTCAAAGAGCTCTTTCAAACAATTCGGCAGTCTACACAGAAAAGCCAGAAGTCGGGCAGTTCATGCAAGAATGGCTTTCTATCTATGAGTCAAAGTCAGGAGAGCGAGGAATCTTTAGTAGAGACGCATCTCAACGAGTGGCTAAGAAGTCTGGAAGAAGAGATCCTAACCATGAATTTGGAACTAACCCCTGCTCTGAGATTATCCTGCGTCCATATCAATTTTGTAATCTCACAGAAGTTGTTATACGAAGCAACGATAATGAAAAGGATCTTGCAAGAAAGGTTAGAATTGCAACAATTCTTGGAACCTTTCAAAGTACTCTGACAAACTTCCCATATCTACGTAAGATTTGGCAGAAGAATACAGAGGAAGAAAGACTTCTTGGCGTTTCATTGACTGGTATCTATGATAGTCCTTTGATGAATGATTACAATGATCCAGAACTTCCTGCACGTTTAGAAAGACTAAAGCAGGTTTCTATTGATACCAATAAAGAATGGAGCGAAAAACTTGGAATCAGTCAGTCAGTTGCTATTACCTGTGTCAAGCCATCCGGCACTGTATCTCAGCTTGTGTTATCTCCTAGCGGTATCCATCCCGGTCACGATCGCTTTTACATTAGGCGGGTTAGATCGGATAACAAAGATCCTCTTACTGGTCATCTTATCTCTTCCGGTGTTCCCCATGAGCCTGATGTTACAAAACCCCACTCTACTACTGTCTTTTCTTTCCCAATGAAGTTACCAGATACTTCTATTACAAGAGAGTCAGTGTCTGCTATCGATCATCTTGAACTTTGGTTGAAGTATCAGCGTCATTGGTGTGAGCACAAGCCATCAGTTACAATTAACGTAACAGAAGCAGAGTGGCCACGTGTTGGTGCATGGGTTTATGATCATTTTGATGAGATGTCAGGCGTTTCATTCTTGCCTTATGATGGTGGTTCGTATAAGCAGGCTCCATACGAAACAATAAGTAAGGAAGAGTATGAAGAATCAATTAAGGTTATTCCTACTAACGTTGATTGGGATAGTCTTATTGAAATGGTTGATAACGTAGAAGGTGCACAGACATTGGCTTGTTCAGCAGGGAATTGTGAAATATGAGTGATGAATGGAAAGATGGATACCAACAGGGTTTCAAAGATGGATATGATTTAGGAAAAAAAAGATGGGAACAACCAACTATTCCTAATCCATTCACAGATATTCCAAAAGAAGGATGGAAACCAAAACAAGATTGGTTAAGAGCTGAAAAAGTAGGAACTAGATGTTCTGTTTGTGATATGTTTTTTGAATATGGTAAAGCTTATGGATACGTATGTCCACATGATAAGTGCCCATCTAGAATAACATGTGGCACATTTACAAATTTTACAGGATTTACAGGAAGTATAGTAATAAGAGATCCTGGACCAGCAGATGGTTTATCTTATGAAGAAATTTATGGTTCAGTAATATATCAACAAAATAATAAGAAGGAAGAATAAATGGCATGGTCAACAGGTACACAAATATTTGAAGAGGTTGCTACAGTAATTAGAGCAAATGTGGCTGATTATGAAGCAAGATGTGACATATACAGAGAATTGATTCCAATTTTTGAAGATAATGGCGCAGAACTTTACGATGTTTATAAGTCTGTTGATGAAGCGTTTGATGAAGTTTGGTCAGAAATGAATCCTGATGACGATTACGAGGATTGATCCTCCATTGCCATTGCTTAACCCTAAAGGAAAAGCAATGGCGCACTTCCTTATTGATTATGGTCTTGAACACGATTTATACTGGGTGTGTTTTCAAGATGACACTGGTGAATGTTGGACTTGGAATAACAGCGTTATAAGATTACAAAATAATATTACCACTGGTAGGATAAATATCCCGAAGGAGACTTTGGGATGTGGGAATACAAAGGTGAGTACTTAGAAGAAATACCAGAAGGTTATGTTGGAATGGTCTACATGATCACTAACATAGCGACTAATAAAAAATATATTGGTAAAAAGATTTTTCATTTTACTAAGACGAAACAAGTCAAAGGTAAAAAGAAAAAGTCTAAAGTCGAAAGCGACTGGCAGACATACTACGGTTCCAATAAAGAGCTTAATGAACACGTGGAGTTATTTGGAACAAATAATTTCAAAAGAGAAATATTACATCTCTGCGTAAATAAATCTCAGATGTCTTATCTAGAACTACGAGAACAGATAGATCGTAGAGTCTTGGAGACAGAAGAGTATTATAACGAATGGATCTCTGCAAAAGTTCGTAAAACAAAACACTTGACTAACATATAATCTTATAGTATATTAAAGGAGCAATATTATGAAAAAAGGTAAGAAGATGCGAAAGTTGCTTATCAAGCTACAGAATCAGCTTGGTAAAAATGAAGGCAGAGACGTATGGCGTCAGATGGTGAAAGGAATGAATAATGGCATGGCCTCACAAGAATCGACCACGTAAGGGTCGCCGTAAAGTCGGCAGTCAGAAGCGTAAGGCTCGTCGTCTGAAGGGACGTAAGAGGAAGTAAGTTATGAAAATGAATCTGGATCAAGTAAAAGAGTTTATCGAAAATACATCATTGGCGACTAAAATTTACATTGGTTCAGATTCAGCACGTTTTCGTAAGAAAGATGTGTGGTTTGCTGAATACTGTACAGTTGTAGTAGTTCACTATGATGGTAAGCATGGTTGTAAAGTTTTCGGTCACATGGAAACTGAAAGGGACTATGATCAGAAGAAAGACAAGCCACGCATGCGTCTTATGAACGAAGTAATTCGTACGGCGCAAATGTATCTAGATCTTGAGGAAGCAATTGGAGTTAGAGATATAGAAATTCATCTGGATATTAATCCTGATGAAAAGCATGGTTCTTCATGTGTTATCTCAGAAGCTGTGGGATATATCAAAGGAATGTGTAACGTTGTTCCTTTTGTTAAGCCACGTGCTTTTGCTGCTTCTATAGCTGCGGATAGATTGCTTGCATAAAAATACACTCCGGTCGCCAAGTGGTTAAGGCCAGCCGCTCATAACGGCTCTACCGTAGGTTCGAATCCTACCCGGAGTACCACTATTTTATTACTGAAAAATTCAAATAATCAGCTCTTGTGGGAATTCCATTAGAGAATGTAGTTATTGTAAAATACGTATTCGTATCATTTACAACAGAACATGTCATAATGTTTGCTGATGGCTTTCCAGCATTTGATGCCACCGAATAATAAATGTCTGGCATAGATACTGAAAAATGAGGTATGTATGTAGAATTTGCGTCATGAGTAACGAATCTTATATTACCTAAAGCGTTGTATGGCATTACGCTATCATGAGGATCTGATCTGTATAAAATACAGCTACCATTAGTGGTTGTTGAAGTTTCGGATGTAATAGTAAAAACTGTTGTATTTGTTACGCTTGTTACATTAAAAAAATTATTTACTGCTGTTCCAGAAGTGAACATAGCATATATTTTATCATTTGCTTGTAGATTGTGTTGCACATAAGAAGAAACTATGGGAATTGTAACAGTAATAGTAGTTTCTGATTGTGAATATGTTCCTTCAGGACTACCAACCCCAGACGATGCATTTAAATCACCCCATCCTCTACAGAAAAAAACTGGAAGATTATTAAACTGTATATCAGCAGAAGTATAAGAAACGTTTAAAGAATTTGCAGAGTCAAGAGTTTGAACTGTCAAATTATTATTTGAATCTAATAATAAACTATTGACGTTAGAATTCAGATATATGTAATGAGTTTCGTCAATACCGACATTAGATCCAATAATATTAACATTGGATCCGTCTTTTGTTTCAGATAAAGCTATAGCAGAACTGTTAGCAAAAGAAATATAATAAGCGTTATTTGCCTTAAGACCTTCAACAGCTGTGTTGTTAGTAGGCACAACATATCTAATTAAATCGTTAACTACAAGATATGTATTGGCGCTTGCTATTAAGATCGTATCGTTTGCATCATCATATCCTGAAGAATTAGCAGAAAAAGAAAAATAATTAGAATACAAAGCTGACATACGATCCTCCAAATTTTAATTATTTATAAAGGACATATATTATGAAGAATATTATTTCTATTGTTTTTATTTGTTTATTGATAAACACTAGTGCTAAAGCAGGTTTTTTAGAAGAACTGATTAGTGGATTTAATCAAACACAAAATGTAAAATATAAAGACAAACATTCTAAACATATAAATAATAATTACTCAACTGGTGGTCATAATGCTAGTTGGTATAACGATCGGAGCGGACGGACAGCATCCGGTATGCGTCATCACTACGGTGTAGCGCATAGAACTCTACCGTTTGGAACAAGGGTTTGTATTACCAATCCCTCAAATGGTAGATCAGTAGAAGCCGTTGTAACTGATAGAGGGCCATTCGTCAGAGGAAGGACTATTGACGTAAACCAAAATGTAAGGGGTGCCCTAGGATTTTCTGGAACAGCACATTTAAACTATCACCCGTGCTGATGTGTCAGTTACACACAACAGAAAGGTAAATCAAATGAAGAGGATTATTTTTGCTGCGATGACAGCAATGGCTATGCTTGCATTCAGCAACGTAGCAGAAGCTAGTCGTGGCATGAATACTCAGTATTCAAAAAGAGAAGAAGTCACTTTTGATCCTAT